GCTTCTGCTATTGCTTCTTCAATTTCCTCAGCAACCTGCTCAACTTCTTCTTGAACTTCTTCGTCAGTTATCTCTTCAACTACAAGCTCTTCTTGTGCTTCGACTTCCGGCTGTACTTCTTCTTGTTCTTGTACGGGCTCGGCGTTTTCATCGCTTCCAACCACTCCTGTGTCGTCAGCTGTGTCATCTGCAACTTCTGTTGTTTCTTCTTGGGTTTCATTTTCAATTGGTTTATTTAAATCTACTTTGATAACGCTATCGTCGCCAGCACTTTCAAATTTACTTTCATCAACTGTTTCTACAGTTTGTTCTTGTGTAGTTTCATCAACTACGTTTTCATTTTCTTCCATGATAAAATATTATATAATTAATTATTTAGGTTCAAAAGCACCTAAGTCAAATCCACCTCCAAGTATATCATTACCTGAAGATTCAAAGTTTTTAGGTGGTTTGCCTGTTTGACGTTGATCTATAAGCTCGCTTTGCTGTGAAGCTTGTATTTTAGTTCTTTCGTCTTTTCTATTTTCTTTAGCATCTTCTCTAGCTTTTAAATTAGAAGAGTCCATAGCTCTTAGCTGCATGTTGTACTGGAACTCTTGCTCCATTAGCTGAGCTTTTAATGCTGCGTCGGCTTGCATTTTCTGAGCATCAAGCTGCGCTTGCATTTGAGCTAACTGAGCTTCTGCCTGTTTTAACGCCTGCTGCTTTTGTATTTCAAGTTGTGCTTGCGCTTGTTGAGCCTGCGTATTAGCTTGAGCTTGAGCTTGAATATTTTGCTGTTGCATTGCTTGATCTCGCTTCAGCTTTTTACCTCTACGTATTTTAAGTAGCTGATTAGCTAGCTTAATATTTTTAATATCTCTAAGATCTATAGCGTCTTCAAGATCTATTATTTTCTGTGCTAATGCTTGCTGTATGTTGTTTTCAAGTATAGCTTTTTGTTCGTCATCTGGCGCTAATTCTAAGAATATGCCAAAGTCATACAAGTGTAGCTCTGACATTTCTTGTAGCGTAGCAACGTTGTGCACACCTATACTCTGTATAAACGCTTCTTTTGTAGGTGAATACTCTATAATGTCAGATATTCTAAGAGATAAGCACTCGCATATCTCCGCTGTCAAGAATAATCCTGAGTTCAATATATGTCTTGTTGCTGTATTACTATTTGCCGCTGCTAGTTTTTGCACGCCAACTAAAGCTCTTTCATCAGGCATGCTGCCATCGCGAGCTTCGTTCAGCCCGGTCACATCACGTATCATTTGCAAGTAATAGTTATAATTGCCTATTAATGCCTGTATTTTATTGCCGCCAGATCCAGATGTTATTTCTTGGATAGGTACTTTACCTGGGTTCATGTCACCTTCCGAAGTAAATGATCTACCAATAACACTACCTGTTTGGAAGAACATGTTTAAAGCTTCTTGCGGATTATAGTTAGTGCCATTGCCTAAATCAACTTCAGCTAAACCATCAGCATCTAAATAAACACCATCAGGTACCATACGCGACATTACCTGCTGTAGCTTTAAGTGTGTCAATTGTATCATATCAGCAAAACCTGTAATACGCTTTACTAATGATTCAATTTTACCTTTGTACATGCGCGGCGCAACGATACTATAGTTCATTTTAACTTTAGTAAAGTTACTTTTAGGGCGCATCATATTTTCAGACATCTCCCACTTAAGTAACTTGTTTGTACCTAAAATTAAAGCTCCTTCATACAATGTCTCAATAGCTCTTTCTAACTTTGAGAAATTACCTTCAACACCTTCAGGTGGATTAAAGCTGTCATCTTTTTCTATAAGCTTGTCTGCGCCGCTACCTGTTTCTTTTACTTTGTACACTTCGTTCATGTACGTCTTATAATTAAAATATAAAACTTGAACTTTGTTAAGATCTATGTCTTCATATCTTGGTCCTGAATTATAAGAATTAGATCTTTGTGGATAACCTGATTGTTGTATTTCTTCTAAATCTTCTTGCGATAAGTGAGGAAACTGCTTTACAAGCTCATTAATAGGTATAGTTTTAACCTCACCAACATAGTATATATCATCAAAATATGGAGACTCAGTATAAGAATAAACTAAGTCTGCTGGATCAACGTAATCTACAGTAACACCTTCTGATGTTGTAAAGTTACTTTTAACAGCGGCTATACCTAAAACTGTTAGATCGTAGTATAATTGTCTTTTTATTAACTCGTAATTGTTACCATCTAGCAAAACATTGAGAGCTTGCTCTTCTGCTATCTCTACGGCTTGCTTGTAAGTTAGCTGCATATGAAGCTCTAGCTCTTCTTGTGTTTCTGGTAACTTTTCAGGATCGTTTTGATATAAGTTAATGCCAAACTCCTGAGCGGCAAAGTCGTTCATTTCTTTTGTAGCCATGTCACCGAGCACGCTTTCCATATACTCAGTTCTTTTTGCTACGCCATAAGGATCTTGTGAATATGCTTTTATGTCAAAAGCTCTATCTGCAATACCATTAACAACTATGTCTACAAACTTAGGTATTATTGGAACAGGGCTCCAGTCTAAGTTTAAGTAGCTTAAGTCACCGTTTATAGATAACTCATCTTTATATTTTTGTATAGACTGTTCGCCTCTAGCGTATAATCTTAACTTGTGAAAATTATTAAAGTTTGTGTCATATCTAGTGTGACTTCTATCATCGTAAAACCACTCTGTCTCTATTGCTTTAGCAACTTTTAAACCGTAGTCATAGCTTAACTTTTCAGCATCGCTAACTACTTGACTTGGAAAATAACTTTTTATAACAGACTCTGCCATATTTTATTTTATTATTGTAGATGTATATCCTTTATTATCGTATGTTGATACGTTTATGTTTAATTTTGGTTTTATTCTTGTTGCTGTTGGTGTGTAAAGGTGCCTGTTGCAAGCCATTATAGCTAAACCTGAACTTATAGTTGCATCAAACTTAGTTCTTTTATTTATATCAAACCTACTCCAGTCGTTTAGCGTTTCATTAAAATATATATTTCCGTACACGCCGTCACCTTTATGGCCGACGTGTTCTTGTATATACATCTCAATTGCAGCTGCGTGAGCTTGCTTAATATCTTCACTAGAGTTTGGTATACCACCTATTTCTTTCTCAGTAACAGATAGTTTATTCCAAACCTTGTCTGGTCTATTCATGCTAAAACCTCTGTAACCTCTGCGCTTTAAATAATAGAGTAATCTTGGCTTATTGTTTTCTGCTAGTAGAGGCATGCCATAAAATACTAATGACATTAACACATCTTCAAAAAATATGTCTGCAGTTTGTGGTCTAGCTATATATTCTAAGAACATATGGTTTGGTGGAGCGTCTTCCATAGAAAACTTAGTTAATCCATGTAGCGATCCTTTAGAACCTTTGCCACCAACAGTACCGCTAATGTCGTAGCTGTCACAACCAAAAGCTCCAACGTGTTCGTTACCAGGATATTTAACTCCATTTTTTACTATTATCTTATTCTGCAAATGACTTGGCGGTACCCAGCTTATTTTAAATCTACCTTTTGCATTAGGGTAAAATATAACGCTACTGTCTTTAACACCGTTTAACCATTGAAAATTACCGGTTGTAACAGCGCTGTCATTACCGATACCTTCATTGTAATCTATTTGCTCGTATATCTTAACTAAATTAAATATACTATTTTTAGCTTCATCTCTAAAAGCATGCTCTTCTGTTCTTGGAAACTGACGGTAAAATTCATTTAAACCATCTTGGTCTCCTTTTAAGCCATCAGCTTCGTTATTCCAATGATCAACTATCCCATAGTCAATTAATTCACCGTCGGGTCCGTATACATCATGATCTGGGTTATCAAATACGGGTTGTCCGTACTCGTCAATAAATCCTTCATAGTTCCACTCCATTGGGATAAACAAAGAATATAAACCAGACTTTGTTTGTCCATTGCGGTTTCTAGAATTGACATCTGAATCATTGTACAACTTTTTAAAATTATCTCCACCTTTATCAAGAGCGTTACTCGTTGATCCCATCATACACTTACCAACTATACGAGCACCTAGTCTTAAACAAGTTTTAGTTACTCGCCAGTTGTTTAGAATATTATCAGGTCTCTCCCACTTACCGCTTTCATCGTGTACTAGCAAGCTAAGCTTTTCACCATCATAACTGTTGTCTCCAGTGTTTTTCCAGTCAATAGTAGTATCAAGTCCAACCAGCTCTTCTTGCTTTTCGTTCGTAGTAATTTTTCTACGCGTGAACTTACTTGCAGGAACCCTATAAGCAAGTTCACTTTTAGGTCGGTCCATACCGTCTTGTATCGGTTTAAAGAAAAACGGATAGTTGACAGATATTGGTACAACCTTGTCGGTAAACATTTTTTTAGCATCACCACCACTTTTAGATAGTATTCCATATCTAGAGTCACTCGATATAGTAGCTAAGTTAACGGTTTCAGCTGAACTCATAAAAGAAAAACCACTACGTCTGTTTTTTAAATAACACATACCGTAGCAGCGTTTGTCTGCTTTACATGCTTCCCAAAATATAAAGAACAATCTGTTAGCTTCCCTAAAGTCAGGAGCACCAACATCTATTTTACTCCATTGAAGATACATATAATGACTACCTGTTATATATGTAGACTCATTATTATTCATAAACCAAAAGCC